GCGGCCTTAGCCTTCGGGGCTCCGGCGGCCGCGTATTTTGCCGCTCCGGCCCGGACCCATTCCGCGACTACGTCCGGGTCGTAATTCGCGGTGTCGTATGCCTTGCCCTGTTCGAGATGGCCCCCGGCCTTGCCGCCCTTAGACCGGGCGAACGTGTCCGCAGCCAACCACGTGAATTTGTTTTTCTCCATGTCTTTCCTCCTCGGAATTCCGCCGGGTTCGCCCACGACGTATTTGATGTCGGTCATAGTTCTCCCCAGTCGCCCGATATCTGAACCTGAACGCTCAGTTTGAAGGCGGCCAAGCCCTCGCCCGCGAGCATCCCGTCATCTGTCTCCGCGATTCCGACCTTGGCGTAGTCCGCGATGACGCCGAGCGACCCCGCTCCGGCGCCCGACTTCGTGTCGTCGTTAATGGCCTTCTGGACGTCGGCCAGGTGCTTAATGAGCTTCGTGACCGTGTCGTCATCGCCCCGTGAATCGACGTAAGCCTCGATCTGGATCGTCGGGAACTTCAGGATGAGTCCGTCCATCTGGTACTCCGGGGGGCTGTGCTCCGGCCCGAGATAGACCATGTCGAAGGGGAAGGACGTGATCGTGTCGTAGGCGATGATGCCCCGAATGACGCCCCCCGACGGGTAGAAGTAGGAATCCCCTCCCCCGATATCCTCGAGCACCGCGATGATGCGGTTGAGGACTTGGAGCGTCTTGGGGTCGGTGGGGTAACTCATTCCTTCCCTCCCTGCGCGGCCGTGCGCGAGTAGGCCATCTGTTGCGCCGTCGCCCAGACGCCCTCGGGGCTCATCGTCCGCTGGAGCTCCGGCATCCGCTCGGCGATGGGCCGCGTGAACCAATGCCGGGCCGGGAGCTTGACGTGAAGTCGGTCCTGCTTTGTAAGAGCGATGGACTTGAACATGTTGCCCTCTCCGCTAAACGTGGCGAAGGCCCCCTTCTTAGCCGCTCCCCTCAATCCCATTCCTTTTATCTCTGACTTGAAGCCCCGGTAGTACATAGCCCAAGCCCATCGCCGCATGGCCGGAGTCACCCGAGGATTTGTCCACCCGCCCCGCTCCTGGATGTCCGCGTAGACGACTTCCGCCTTGCCGATAACCCCGCCCGTGCCGAGCAGGATCTGGGCCGAGTCCGGGCTGGTCTTCACGACCTTCATCCCGAGGCGCTGGTCGATCTCCTTCGGTGGCCGGCTGAAGTAGGACCCGCCCTTGAGCTGGTCCTTGATATGCTTGACGGTCTGCGACGCCCAATCGGTCGCGTTTCGCTGGAAGGCGCGGGGGATGGCCCGCAGGGTAGAGCTCTTCAGCCGCTGGCCTTCCATGTCGACGTTGATTGAGATCACTCGTAATCCTCCCGCCAGTACCGCTTGAGCGTCGACTCGACGAAGGGGATCAGTTCCTTCTCGCTGTAACTCACGGTCTGACCGCCTACCGTCTGGCTCGTCTTCGACCAGGACTGGTCCTTGAGTTTCTTCCAGAGGTCGACCGCCTGCATCGCGACGGCGAGTTTGAGGTCGGCGGGAATCGTCGGAGCCGCGTTCGGCTGCGTCAGGTAGCCGGACGTATAGGTAGCCGAGATCCCGCGCTGTGTGGTCGTCCACTTGAGTCCGCCAGCCCGCTCGAGGACGCCCGTGCCCAGGTCCGCGTAGAAGTCCGTGTCGAGCACAAGTAGGACGTCGTCCTCGTAGATGGACGTCAGCGCGAGCACGGGCCAACCGGGCAGGCAAAGGTAAGCCCGCCCACTACCGTCGACCTTCTGGGCCGTGTGTGTCTCTGCCAGGGGGACGAGGTCGCAGTTGACCTTCTTCCGGATCATGGACGAGACGGCCTCGATCGCGGCCTCGAGGGCCGGTAGGTCGTCGCCCGCAAAAGCCCGGCTCAAGAGGACAGTTGCGTCCTCGGCCGTGATGAGTGCGTTCGTCGTCAGGCTCATTTTGTCCGCCTATTTCGTTTCAGGGGCCGAGTCGAATATCTTGTCGAACTCTGCCAGCCCTAATTGGACCCACTCCTTCGCCTGCGCGACAGGAAGGCAGGCCACCTGCCCGATATCGAACACGCCGTAATTCTTGCTGGTAATCCTCCGGAGGATACGCACCCGAAGTTTCTCTACGGGCGCGGGTTCGGGCGCGGGTTCGGGCGCGGGCGTATAGGCACGTTCGACGAGCGTCCCGTCCCGCTTGCGTTGGAATTTCTCCGTAACATTCGGCAACATGTCTGTCTTTTTCTTCGGCATTTTTCGCCTCCTAAAATATCGGGGAGGGCCGGTTGCCCGGCCCATCCCCTGCTTTGAACTATTTCCTCATTAGCTGGGAGTCCCGAGTTCCGTCGTCTGCGTCTGCGGGATCTGGATCGGGTCAGACAGGACGACCACCCCGCAGATTGGCGTGCCGTTCGTGTGAGTCCCCGTCTGCGTCCACAGAATGCGGACGTAACGGAGTTTTCCGATGTAGTGCCGGACGATGGTCGTGGGGTCTTCCGCAGCCGCGTCGATGAGGACGGTGGCTCCCCCTCCTTGGAGGTCAGCCGCCGCGATCAGCGTGAACGACCCGGCCGTGGTGACGGCGCATTCCTGAAACGTGACAGTCCAGAGAAGCGTTGTCGTGGCCAGCGTATCCCCGCTGATGCCCTGATTGGCGATCATCGTAATGCCGGAGAAACCTCGGGTGTCGACCGCCTCTCCCGTCCCCTCCGCCGTGTTATTGGCAAGAACGGGAACGACCGTCGGAACGACTTTGCAAGTTGAGAGCATGTTCATGGTGCCCCCCCCTTACGCGATGTTGCAGAGCATCTGGACTGCGGGCGGAATGACGACAGCTCCGCCAACGCGAGCGCGAACATAGAATCCGATCTCGCCATCGGCCGCATAGAGCTCGTTGAGCCTCTGGATGGTGATTCCGACGCGATCGACGATGGTGTATGCCTGCCGGAAATCGCCGTAGAGCAGATAGATGCCGCCCGTGCCGGGGATGGTGTCGCCGCCGGCAGCCGCCACGACTGCGGGCATGGCGCTCCAGGTATAGACCGGAGAGCCGAGAATGAGCGGGGGCTGACCCGCCTGGAGGTTGGGCTGGAGCAGATAGACCGGGGTCGCGGCGCTCTTCAATCCGACGATAACGCCGAGAAGCGACCGGTTCATCAACCACGAAGCGTGCGCAATGTAGGGCTCTTCGAGCAAATACTGAACGTCGATCAGGTCTTCGAAGGCGATCGTGTTGTCCGTGTTGACGTCCGTGTGGTCCGCGACGATCGTGGCGTCGACGCTGATCCCGTAAGGCCCGGTCGTGGTGCCGTTGCCGGAATAGAAGGCCGTCGATTCGAGGTTGCCGAAGGCGCGGCCCGCGGCATAGGCGATCTCCGCCTCGAGGTCGAACATGGAATCCTCGAGCATCTTCTGCGTGGCCTTGTAGAGGACCTTCATTTCCTGCGGGATGACGGTCGTCCGAGCATAGGTCAGGCCCGTGGTCTCGGTCTTGGTAGCGAGCTCCGCTTCCCAGGTGGCGACGCCATAGGCATCGTTCGTGTGGAGATAGACCCGCTCCTGGTCCGTCTTGCGGATATTGGCGACCTGGCGGAAGGGGTGCTGGACATAGGCATAGTGCAGGAGCTTGTCCGCGTATTCGGGCGGGGCCAGGACACCGGCATAAGTGGGCTGGCCGATCTGGAGGATCTTCTGCTCATCGGGCGTCAGGATCTGCTTCCGCAGATACTTGCCGTATGCCTTCGTGTGGAGCGTGGGCTCGATGCCGGCCGTCTTGAACTGGGGGACTTTGAGCTTGGCGAGCTCGACATCGACCTCGGCCCACCGCTTCTCGAACGTGCCCTTGAGGTCCTTGAAGGCGGAGTCCGTCACCAGGCCCTTGAGGTTGCGCTCATTCTCGGCCTGGTAATCCGAGATGATCTTGTTGTTGGCAGCGTTGATCGTTTCGATCTTCGCCTGCATTTCCTGTTCGGTCATGTGCTAATCTCCTTGACCTTGAAAATTAAACCTTCGAGCAAGTGGACATCGAAGTCCGGCGTGCTCTTATCGTCTTGCGGCGCACCAGCAGGAGTGGTGTTGCCCGGCTCCTCGGTGAGTGCAGGATCGTTACCGTTGGATTTGACGCCCGTCACGAGCGCCAATTCGTTCATCGGGAACAGCGCCAGGCTGCCCTCGTTGAGCTTCAGTTCTTTCAGGATGCGGACGGTCTTTCCGGCGACGGTCTCGAAGGCGTCCCTGATGACCTGGTACCCGATAGACAGGCCCAGCGGGACGCCGCGTTCGCGGAGCGCCCGGCACTTCGTGCGGACGTTCTGCGAGTCGGGGTCAGGCAGGAAGTCGGCGTCGATGAACAGGCCCTTCGCATCTTCCTTGGCCGTAAACGAGCCGACGACCTTCGCCGGTTCGCTCGGGTCATGGTGCCAGAGGAGCACCTTGGCGGGATTCTCCTTGATCGTCTTCGTGAACGCCCCCGCCTCGACCCTATCCCCGCCGAGGTCGATGTTCCCGAATGTCGAGAGGTATCCCGTCAGCGACCCCGTCTCGGCGAAGTCCTTGACCTCGAACTGGCAGTCCTTGTGCTCTATTTTCCGTTCATTCTTTGCCATTGTCCTTCTCCTAAAGTTCTCCGACGATCGGAATTGTGGAACACCTACAATTACAGACATTTCCCGCGCTTGCCCGCTGGTCCCCAGGCCAGGCCATCGCCTCTCCACCGATAGTGAAGTCCTCGTCAATGCCGACCTCTTGGCCATCGGCTTCGATGTGGTCGTCGCGAGACGTCGTCAGATTCTGG